GTGGTATTTTAAATTCATACTTATGCTTGGCAGCAATTCCTTTGGTGGCAGCAAACTGGAATATTTGGTTGCCTAATCGTCCTTGTTGACCAAGACTATTAAAACTAATTGCCATTATGACTTCTCATATATAAAAACTGGAATATTAGACCAAATATCACGAATAAGTTCTGAAACAAAATTCCAATTACCACCAGCAAGACCACAACCAAATTTTGGAGCATGAATTTGTACAGATTGATCTTTATCAAATTTTTCACGCATAAATTTTGATACTAGAATCATAGACTGACAAAGACTAGCATAGTTCAATGGTCGTGGATTTTTGGATGATATAGTACCGTTTTGAGATATCATATTGGCAAAAATTAAAGAATGACCGAAAGTTTTATCTTTAAATACTTCCACAAATTGAGTATGTCCTAGAATCTTAGATCCTAAAAGATGGTAATTCTCTTTGACTATTGGAAATCTATCTGCTACTGCTGCTGCAAATCCAGCACCAAATAAATTAATATTATTACACACATGAGGCACTATAACACTACATCCATGATTTCCACCATTAACATGATCCGCAATAAAATTAAATAAATCGCCATGAATTACTGGAATCTTAGTAGAAGGTATTTTATGTGTAATTTTCATTATATTCACCATTTCTTTAATGGACAAGATTGATCAGCCCATGCTAATTTATTAAGAAATATTTTTTTATTACTAATATTACATCCACACTGTAAGCACTGCTTATTCAATGAATCATAACTACTACAGCCTGTACAGATATTATACCGGGTCTCAATTTCTGCCTGACTAGACTTGGGACTTCCAGAATAGATATGCCAGAAAAGGGACTTCAAAAATGTTTGTATCTTATATCGCCACATCTGACTTAGGTGTTTCTTTTACTGGTTCAATATTATTATTGGAATCTAGAGTATAAATTTGACAAATATGAATAATATCTTGAGCATTAAACCATTTGGCTAATCCATTAGTTAAGTTATATGCTAACCTATTTCCATTTTTACGAAAATCTGATGTTAATAAAAACTTGTTGCCTTGATACTCAAAACAATCTCCATTCTGGATTTCTTCAATATATTTCATTTGTAATCCTGTTCCCAATCTTCCCAAAGTTCTTCTTCATATAGGTCTTGTTTTTTCTTTTTGAGTTGACTTTTTGACTTAGATAAAAATCTTTGTTCTTCTGAAACTTGATGTTTCTTAAAATTTTTACCCTGAATATTTTGCCGTCTTAAATCTTTTCTGTAATCGTCTGTCATGTTAGATCATCATTTCTCCTAGTACAGTTTATATTATATCACCAACTCTTGAGTAGTCAAGTGATTTTTATTAAATTGAATTGCAAAATCGCCCTCATTTGCTTTTAAAATCATATCACCATTATTTTTTGACATAAATTCATCTACTGCTGGTATTACACTAAAACTTGTATGATAAATATAATCATGACCACACATTAATCCTGTCTTTTTTAGTTTTGGAAAATACATATTTAAATCTGCTTTAACACATTCATAAATATGAGTAGCATCAATATAAATAAAATCAAAATATTTATCGATAAAATTATCAACAGCATCATAAGAAAAATTTTTTTGAATAATTACTTTATGATCCATGATTTCATTTTGAAAAGTTTTTTTTACTTGTAAAAGATTGTCATTTGTACTATAGGCAGTATTTAAACCCATTAATTCTCCTTGATATTGAGGTTTGGGAGAATTTTTATCAGCACCTATTGTCCATGGATCAATCAAATATAATTTTGATGGATTTAATATATCATAAATATTTTTAGCGAAAAATCCTTTATGAACTCCAATTTCTACACAAACTGGATTTAATGGTAAATATGTTTTGATTTTTTGTAAGAAGTCTATTCTATTCATTATATAATTCTTTAAAGTTTTTTCTCTTGACTGATAGTAGAATACATCATATAGTTATGCAGAGGGGTGGTAATACTTTACTTTGTATTCTCTTTTATCCAGTCGATGTACCTACTAACTCTGGTGTGACCACTTTCTGTACCATATTTAGAGTTTGGAGAACCCTTACTAACAAAAACGCATGAGTTTATACCAGCTAATTTACCATCAATAAATAAACCACCACCACTGTCTCCACTTGCTATTAAGAATTCTAGATTAGTTTTATCTTTGCCTTTGCTGGGTGAACAAACTAATAATTCGTTTTCTATATAATCAATCCTATTAGATCCTGCTCTTTGTTTAGTATCACCAATATTTGGACCACTTAAAAATGTGCCTGTCATTCCAAAACCAGATATATCACATAATTTTTCAATTTCATCTGATTCAGTATATAATTGTGGATAAAGATCTAGATTTAAATCTTCTTGAATAAAACCAATAGCAATATCTCCAGTACCAAAACTAGTATCATGTTTTTTACTATAAACCACCTTATAAACACAATACTCTTTGTTATTGATATAAAAAAAACAACTACCACAGTCCTTGACAACGTGAGCAGCCGTTAAAATATGGTGTGAATCTATGGCAACCCCTGAAGCAAAGTAAGACATTCCCTTTTCATTTTTACCACCAACCTTTCCTACAAAAGTAAACTGTTTAGCATATTCTAAATATTTACTATCTGGAGTTCCTGGGTCAACCGTTCCTGCTAAAGTTGATCCTATTAATATTATAAAAATAATGAGATATTTGACCAAGGCTCACCTCAATATTAGAGGGGTTTATTTTTGACCTTATTCAAATACACCGCACAATCATCAATAACATCTTTATTATAACTTTTAAAATTCATTAAATGGCCAAAAATTATATGACAAGGATCAGCACATAATGTTACTAAATTCGATGGATCTAATTCCCCTTCAGGATTTATATGAACAGGAATTTTATGATGAACTTCTAATTTCTTATCTCTACCACAAGCAGCACAAGCAGGATTATCTTTTAAGTGTTGTTTTCTTATAGTTGTCCATTTTGGTGATCTATAGGCATATCTGAGTAATTTATTAATACCAAACATTATTCTATCTCTTTAAAATCATAAAAAAATAATTCTTCTTGACTTTCACTTGTCCATCTACTACCTGTATTTTCACAACTAAATTCCAAACCAAAAACTTTCCAATCTGGTTTTTTATCTAATTTTTTACTAATGAAAGATCCACCATCCATCCATAAAACTCTATTGTTAGGTTGTAAAAAATACTGACCACCAGAACCTTCAAAAAAATGACCACATTTATGTCCAGCAGATATTTCTCCATATCCATTTTGATATTGTGGCCCAAAACACCAATCAATAGTAAATAAATATTTAACTTCATGTAGAGTCTTATTTTTTAAAATAATATTTGCCGCTCTATTTTTAGTGTACTGATCTATTTTTATAGAAGCATAATAACTTAAACTATCCCATAATTGTATCCAATCTAATTGATAATTAGAACCACCATTAATAGATGATCTAAGATAATGAATAGGTACTCTAGCGTGTTGACTACCAAATTCTGTCATAACAGAAAACATAGCACATCTTTGTGGAATAGATGTAAAATTAAAAACCTCCACAATAACTCTTTCTGAATTAATATTGGGGGGTTGATTATAAAAAAAATTAGTATCTAAGTATGCAATAAATGTTGGTATGTCTAAGTTAAGATAGTTACTCATAATATTTCTCTAAAGTGGTGCATTTATTTTTACATCATTATCTGTATTGTGTGGGTTAAGATTAAGAAATGACTTATTTATTCAACCATCTAATAAATTCTTTTTTATCACGATAACCCTTTTGGCGTTTAATTTCCATTTTATTTTTTAATATGAAGTAGTCTGGGATTGATCTGACTCTATATTCTTGTTTTAACTCTGGATATTTATCAATATTAACGAAGCAAACTATCATACCCTGTAATTCTTGACAGTTTTGTAGATCATTTTTCATTTCATTACAATATTCGCACCAATTAGCAGTAAAAATAACTAATATTTTTTGATTTGATTGTTCAGATAATGCTATAGCATCAACCAAGTTTGTAGTAATTACATAGTCATCATTGGTTCCATAACAAATAGACTGTAAAACTAAAATAAAGAATAGTAATATTTTTTTCATTTGTAATCTCCGATTACTCTACCCTTTTGGGTTCTTACCACAAATCCTTTCCTGACTAGGAATGGCTCAATGCTATTCTCTATAGTTTCCGTAGCAATTCCAGTCATAGAAGAAATGCTTTTTAATCCAAGGGGACTGCCTTTAGACCTGACTAATAATTGCAAATACATTCTATCATACACATCTAAACCATGTTTATCAATACCTTGCACACTAAAAATATCATCAACAGATTTAGCATTAGGGTTGCACACCTTATAATTTTTATACCATTGTAATCTAGCGTTTAAAATTCTAGGAGTACCTTTACTTCTTTGTGCAATTTCTAAAAGGTCTGATTCGTCTATGACTATTCCCAGTTTCTCACAATTCAATCCTGCTAGTTTGGCTAACTCATCATCGGTATAAAAAGACAGATGCTCTTTAATTGCAAAACGATCATAGAATGGTTGACTTAATCTTCCACCATTAGTTGTTGCACCAACCATAGTAAATACTGGAATATCAATATCTTCAACAACTCCTTCTACAACTATGTGTAGTTTAAAGTCTTCCATAACTGGATATAGAAATTCTTCCACAATCCTTGGTAGTCTGTGGATTTCATCAATAAATAATATTGATCCTTGATCCATTCCCATAAGATAAGGAAGAATATTTTTAATGCTTCTGAGATTAGCAGCATTGGTGGTATACAGGTTTGTACCCATCTCAGACGCTATAGAACTCGCTATAGTCGTTTTACCGAGGCCAGGAGGCCCGTCTATTAAAACATGAGGCATCACACCGCCAGAACTTTTACAACCCGTCACACAGACGCTCAGACGATTCAAAACATCGGTCTGACCAATGATCTCACTAAACTTAGTTGGTCGAATTCCGTTTGCCATTATTATTTTCTCCAATTTGTTCCAAAGTAAATTTAATTAGGCCAATAACATTATTAATTGGATTTATACGATAAGCAGAGATTATATATTCTCTGGCTTCAGTATCGGTAAAACCATAGTTAACCAATACTTTAACACACTGGCTTAAAAAGTCAATGTTAATTTCTTGTACTATTTTTTGTTCTGTCTGTTTTGCAGTTGTGGGCTTATGTTCTTTTCTTGCCGTTGTGGCATATTGTATTTTAATATTTCGTATTCTTTTAGGTCTGAATACTGTTCCACAATCACAGACTATTTTATAGTTTTTTGTTTGGGCTTGTCTTGCACTTATCCAATGAGTAAATCCACAACGCTTTTCTGGACACTCATATTTAAAGTGTGCTTCGTAATCAATCGGTTTCTGGCTTTTGTGTATCGTTTTGTTCTTCATTATCTTTTACCCAAAATATAAAATCATTTTTTTCACTATCAAACGCACTGTCTAATAGTCCATCATTAACCAATTTAGATAATATATTGCTGACCATTCTACCATTAAAAGATTCTAATATTGCACTTAGTATCAGATCATTAACGTAATAATTTTCTGTTTTATTTTTTTTATTTGTTTTAATTTTTATATGGTTTTTAGCCATAGTAAAACATTCATCATAGGTCAATATTCTATCTAATTCTTCTTGATCTTTTGGTGCTAATATAGATAGTGTGTATGTTAAATCATCATTGGCATCCTCGTTAATAGATCCAAATGATTGGAACACTAATTGTCGTGCATGATTAATAAAACCTTCTAAATCTTTGATTTGATACCAAGCACTCATTTTAATTTCCTAGTTGAGAATATCATATAATCCTCTATAGTAGTTTGGTTGACTAATAAAGTGAACAGCATTACTTTCTAAATGCTTCACATATTGTATTTGAATAGGATTGTAAACAAAGTATTTCATTTTCCATACACCCTCATTAAAATGATTATTCCCCAAATACAGGGGGGAGTTTAAGCCACCCGCTGTATTGGGGATAAAATCATTCACAGGAAACGAAACACTAACAGGAAGATTATCTATTTGACTAATTAGATCTTTGATCCATTCGCTAAATCCCCAAAAGTTATTTAGATTGCCCACATCAATTTTGAAGTAGTGCTTTTTAATATGCTCTCCTTCAATATCTTCTGGCTCATCGGAATCATTTGGAAATTTATTCATAATAAAAGATGGCGAGGGAATCGAACCCTCTCACATAGCGTGTGAATCTAAAGATACCAGAGGCTATGATCTTAGTCACCAGACTACCATACTTAAAGATCAACTATAGAAACCGTAACCGTCAGTATCCTCGTCCTCATTGTCTTCATAATAAGCAGCATCTACATCTTCCTCATCATCATTCCAGTTCCAATCATAATCGTTGGAATAATCTTCATCCTCATCCGTATAATCATCCTCAGCAAAATTGGCAGAATAGAGAGGCTTTAGAAGTTCGCCTTGATATTCACCAACCACAAGATATTCGCATGTGCGAAGTTTCTCACAATTACAATCAGTTGGTACACTCACAACATCCTTGGGATTAATCTTAACTATAACAATCTTATCGCCAGCCTCAAGACTACCATAACTAGCAACATAATTTAATGCACCAGCGTGAAGTCCATCAGAACAACCACGACTACGATTATCATCAACCTTTGCTCTGGTCATCTTGCAAACATTACCAACACTGTTATCAAATACTCCACGATACTTATCCTTAAAATCACTCCTGACTGCCTTATAAGCAAGGAAGTAACCATCCTCAGTGATAGGCAGATGTTCATGCTCAAGGAAATCATAAAGTTCTTTTTGACTCTGCATACTAGGATTCTCCATAAGATTATGAAGAAAGTTAACAAGAGGATAGAACGGTAGACCTTTGCTCATAAACTCAAGAATACGCTTACTGATACTACCATGAACTTCCTCACTCTCATACAAAACCTTACCATTCTTGATCTCCACAAGACCATCACTAAAAGTAGAGACAGCCTTTTCAATATCCACAATCTCCAAGAGTTCATCTGCTGTTGCTGTTGGCAACGCTTCTAGAATCATCTTGTAATTAATATGATCCGGCAAAACCTGATAGGTTCTATTATTAAGAACCAGTGTCAGATTACCATCAACCCACATAAACGGAACGCTCATTGTTTAATCTCCTGTGAAAAATTAAATTACTTAATCAAACTACTCAATTGCTTCTTGAATGACTCCACATCATTCAACTGATAATACCAATCACTACTCTTGCCACCATAATAACCATGACGATCATCAATCTGCAAAAGAGGATTAGTATCCTTCTTTAGTTCTCTCAGATTGCCTGTTACTTGGGTGCTACCAACAATATACTTCAACATCGGGTTGCTGTCAACTGCTTCTTTAAGAGTTTTTCTAAGATTCTCAATTGAAGGTAGACTAACACTACCAGTAGTCTCTGTTTTAATATGTTTGGTATACTTATTGTCAACACCATACAAATTGGTCAACATTTGAACCAAACCATTATACATCACATTAGTCTCTCTGACCAACTGACTATTAACACCATTGATGCCAATATCATTTAGCAGTTTACTCATGTGACCAAAATAATCATTAGCCTTAAATCGTTCAATATCAAAAGTTGATCTATGCACAGTATCACTAAAGAACTCCATAATCATGCAATGGTCAATAGCCTTAATTAGTGTAGCATTATTAATCTGACTACCATAATCAAGACCAAAGATATTTAGAATATGGAAAAGAATCTGACGATCCACAAAACCATGATTATAGTACCTATACTGATCACGCTTCTCGTCTTTAGAATATTCTTTACGACAATATTCAACAAGACCATTAAATTGTGATACAGTATCGAATTTCTTGATCTTAATTTTCTTTAGACGATCCACCATGAAATCATTAAACGGTACAAGATTATAGCCTTCCTTGATCAATTTTTCCACAAAGTTATGCTTAATTGCATAGATATTTGTATTACCGATAAGTTGCTTTGCATTATCAGTAGTAAAATTCTTAAAGATTTCGCTCACTTCTGGAATATCTTGATTTTGCACGGTCTTATATCTAAGGATTGGCACATAAACAATAGAATCTTCCTCAAGCATATCATCAAGACGAGATTCACTCATCTCTCTCATGTGTGAGGCATCATTATAGCCAATACTAAGAGATGTAGTATCCTTATGATTTCCAATGATTAGGAAAGCATCCTGACTACTAACACTACCCTGACTACTTCTAGTGCTATTCTTGCGTGGATTATTGTTCTTGATCAAATCCTTATAGTCAGAAACCATGAGGATATTTTCTGATCCAACATCATTAATCAGATCATCAAAACCCTCATCGCTTTTTGTATAGTCCTTAGTATCAATCATCAGATAAGCAAAGCAATCGTTCTGGTTACAATAACGAGTAACAATCTTCTTTGCTGTTTCTTCTGTCTTAATATCGCACTGGAAGAAAGCCATCTTGCCATTCTTCTTCTGACTATTCCAGTAAGAATATCCCTTACCAGTTAAGGTTTCATGATGAATCTTATCTGTTTGATAAACCAAACGACGAGAACGATAACCAGTGCTTCTGTAGTTAAAAACATACAGACTCTTTCCGGCCTTGATCTTATATTCCAAGTCCTCACCACTATTGATATTGTGGGTTTTATTATTAGAGTCTGTCCATGTTGCACCCACCCCCCAACCACCAGCAAGATCATTCATTGTATAATATGTGGCAATTGCTTCTACCTTAGTTTTAGCAGCAGCAATCTTCTTACTGAACATTTCCTTCATTTCGAGGAAAATATCCTGGGTCTTATCACGCAGAGTTTTAACTACTGCTTTGGTATACTGCAATCCTTCACGACTAACATCCATCTCCAAATCACCAATACCAAAGTCAAGTTCAAGATAAAGACCCTGACCAATGATTTCTCCAACAAAAGCCTTCCATGAAGCAATATCTGCCTTATTGAAA